AATCGTATCAAATAAATTATATAATATTAGATTTATTACCAAAATATGAAATGATAAATAAAAATTTAAATAGATTATTATATAAAGATAAAAATACTAAACCTATTGTAAAATTTTATATACCTTCTAAATATTTTGTAATAATAAAGAGTATAAATAATGGATCAAATAATTTAAAGATGGATACAATAGAATATAGAATGAGTTTTTTAAATATAATAGATCAATTATTGATTACATTAAAGTTTTTTTTTGATACAAATAAAATAGATTGTTCGATAGTAAGAATTGTAATTAATAATATAATTCATGAACAATTTAAATATTTGGAAAAAAATGGAAAAAAAATAGAACTTAAAAAAATAGAAGAATATATAGTAGAAATTAAAGATCTTTTGAATATATTTTTAAGTATGATATTATATATACAAGATTGTATAAATTGTAAGATATTAATTAAATATTATAATGAAGAAATGATAAGATTTATAAGAAATTTATATCCTATAATGATAGAGAGTAATTCATATATAGAGAAAGATATAAATAAAATAGAAGATAATATAATATATACAAAAAAGAGAAGGAATGAAGATTATACAAATGATTTGAATAAGAGGAGAAAAAGAATAATAGAAACGGATTGTAAGCATAAATTTTGTGAAACATGTTTTAAAAATTTAATAGATTCAGAATGTATAAATTGTCCAATATGTAGAACAAGTATTAATTTTATAATTTGAAATTATATTCAATAATATAGAATATAAAACGGCTAATATATATTTATAAAAATAGGGCAAAATAATTTATTAGAAAATTCCTTTAATAATTTATATAAATTAGTATATAATAAAAAAAGATTTATAGTTAATAAAAAAATAAAGATATGTAATAATATAGAAAAGAAATGATTAAGAATAGTAAGAGTATATTATATTATATAATAGTTTATATAATTGTAGGTTTTATAGGATGGATGTGGGAATATATATATAGTGGATTTACAAAGGATAAATGTGGAGATAGTTTTATAAAAAATTATTTGAAAATATGTATTCCATTTTTGAATATATATGCGATAGGTGCAATAATATTAATATTAATAAATAAAATTTTTAGTATAAATGTAATATATTTGTCAATATTGGCAGGTTTAATATTATCTACATATGAGTGTATAAGTGGATATATAAGTAAATATGTAAATAAAGGTAAGAGAGAATGGGATTATAGAGGTAAGCATTTTATACCATTATGTTCAGGATATACATCAGTAGAAGTATTTATATTTTGGGTAATATCAGCGATAATATTTTATAAATTTTTAGAACCAGTCATAGATAGAACAGTGATAAGTTTTTTCAAATAATATAATAAATAAAAAATAGAAATAAAATATAAAAATATATAAAAATATTTTTATAAAATTAAGTTAGAAAGAGTTATAATATAATATGTTAAATAAAAAAGTAAATAAAAAAAATATATATAAATTAGTAGAATTATTTTTAAATAAATGTAAATATTTAATATGTAATGAGGAAGAAGAGTATAAATTATTTTTTTCAAATAATCCATATTATATAGTAAATACAGATAAAACAATAGATAATATATTAGTTTGTAAAAATTTATATAAAGATGTAATAAAAATATTAGATAAATTGGATGAATGGAATTTACCGGTAGGATATAAAATAATGTGGAAATATATAGGAAATCCAAATATAATAATAAGAGATGAATTAGATAATAATAATATAAATGATAATAATAAAAATTATATATTATTTTCATTAACAGAGATAATAATATTTAGACAATATTATGCAAAATATTTTTTAGATTTAGGTGTAAAATATATAGGAATGGGTTATGTAGAAGTATTAAGTTGGTGTCCAATAAAAAAAAAATGTTTTATAAGAATAGATGGTGGGTCTTCAATAACAGATGTAGAAAATAATATGAAAATATGGAGAGAAAGAGAGGTATATAATGATAATGAAATAAAATTTTTTAATTTTGAAGAATATATAAATAGTAAATAAAAGTTATATAAAAGTTTATATATATAAATGATATAGAAATGGAAAATATATATTATCATTTTACAAAAAAGGAAATAAAAAATATAGATAATAGGAAATATAAACAGTCAATAACGTATATAACAATACCGAATGGTTTTTGGTTATCAGAAGGTTTAGGATGGAAAGATTATTTTTTATATGATGATAATATTAGATGTTTTTCATATCAATATAGAGTTGAAATAGATGATAATAATTTATTAAAAATAAAATCAATAGACGATGTGTTAAAATTTATAAATAAATATAAAATAAAAATAAATAAGGAATTATGGTCAATAAATTGGGAAAAAGTAATATCAAAATATACAGGTATATATTTTATATTTAATGAAAAGGAGATAGATAGGTTAATAGATAAAGTATTAACAAGAAAATTTTATGATTATTGTGGATGGTATTTAAGTAATAATTTTAAAAATACAAACAGTATATGTATATTTGATACAAGTATTATAAAGAATATAAGATTAGAATGTATAAATAATTATGATAAATTATGTAATAATAATGATAATGAATCAGAATCAAAATCAAAATTGTTAGAAAGCTTTAAAGAAAATGATATAAATGAAAATGATAAGAATTATTATATAACAGAAGAAGAATATGATAAAATGAGTAAAGAGATGTGGGATATAGATAATATATATTATGAAAATTAGTTATAAACTAACATAAAAAAAATACATTAAGGTTTTAACCATAAAATAAAAGATTTATATTAGGTCTCATTATTAGATTAATAAATAACGGGTTACGTTATAAATGTCTTCTAACTCTGAGGATACAAGAATAAGATAAGATTACAGATTAAAAATTAATTTAAAGAGTAAAAATACGATATTCAAGTATTTTGAATAATTATTATTCTTCATAAATTCATAGTTATTTTTAATAACTTTGAAAAGACTATTTTTCATAATTAATCTGACATTACTTATTTTTCGTAATATAAATAGATTTTTAGTCTATAAATAAAACTATATTTGGGTAGTGTCTTTAGAACTCTAGAATTCCGATGAGTAAATTAAAAGCATACTTTTTTAGGGTATATTAATAACACACTCATTTATATTAATAATATATAGGGGATAAAAAGTTTCAATTTTTTTTTAAAGGGTATATAAATATGTAAAAAATATATTTATATAGATAACGGTAGAATAAAAAAGATTAGTTATTAATATGACGTCTAAGTTTGTTAAGAGCTTCAGAGAAGTCTTGAGTATTTTGTGGCATGCGTTGTTGGTTATTAAATTGTTGTTGGTTATTGAATTGTTGAGGTTGGTTACGGTTTCTTTGTTGTTGGTTTTGTTGAGTATAATCGAGTTCAGGAATATTTTGGGTAGTGTGTTCGGGTGATACTTCTAATTTACTTTCAATAAATGCTAGTCTTTCTTCAAGGTTTCTAATTTTGAGTTCTTTTTCATAATTAAAAACACGAAGACGGATAAGTTCTTTTTCAATTTCGATAGTGTGACCTACTAGGTTACTGCTAACTTTTTTGAGAGTAAGAGTATTAATATCAGTCATATTTAAATTATATTATTCCTAAATAAATTTATAAATATATTTAAACGCTTGAAGATAAAAAATAAAATTGAAAATAAAAAAGTATTTAAAAATATAAGATTATATTATAAAAAATGATAATACCAGTAAGATGTTTTACATGTGGTAAGAATATTGGTCATTTATGGACACAATATTCGGAAGAATTAAAAGAGGAGTATAATAAAGTAGATAAGGATGAAAAGAATAAGATACAGAAGTTTATGGAGAAGACATTTGATGAAGAAACAATAGAGAATCGTTTATTAGATAAATATGGATTAAGTAGATATTGTTGTAGGAGAATGTTTTTGAGTCAAATAGATATGATAACTAAAATTTAATATAATAATTAATTAAATAAATTTATAAAAGAAGTAATACTAAAATAGTAAAACAATATAAAAATTTATAGATGAGTATTCATATATAAATTATATAATATAGTAAAATATAGTAAAATATAATAAAAAAGTAAAATTTAGTTTTTATATTTGGTTCTTCTGATAGAGCCTCTTTCGGTGTATTCACGATTAGCGTATAAGAATTCGGTGCAGTCTCTGGCTTTATCAATATCTTTAAAATAGATAGCGAGTCTTTCTTCGATATATTTGCGACTCATAGATGATTGGCTTTTAGAAATATAATATTTAATTTTACCGTCACTAAGGTTAATATCTTTAGATTGAATATTATTTTGTTCAATATATTTAGTAATATAGGAAGAAAGTTTAGTTTTTTGTGATCTAATATTTTTAAGTAGTTCAGTGGTTTCTTTAATTTGATCATCAAGAAGGACATATTTTTTGATACATTCAACAAATTCATTAGAAATACTCATATTTGATGATATTTATATATAATATATTAAAATAAAAATAAATCTTTATATATATTTTTTAGTAAAAATATAGTATATGTTATAAATATAATCTGTTTAATAGTAAATTATTAAATAATGTTTTGTATAGAGAGGAATAGGGATATAATAAGGATATATAATTACATAAAAAATAATAGATTAGGGATACAAAATGATATAAAATTATTGAATGAGCCTTTAGTAAAGGATATAATGAGAAGGGTAATAATATCTTATGATTTTACAGATATGAGGATTGATTTGTTTAAAATATATAATGAGATATATAATAATAATAGTATAAATAAGAAGATAAAGGTGATAATAAGTTTATTTTTGAATTGTAAGAATAATGAAGATATATTTAGATTATTATATAATATAATAAATGATAGATATTTTTACATAACATTATTGAGTTTATTTAAAAATTTGAAGATAATATCACAGTGTATAAATATAATAAAACCGGAAAAGATAAATAGAAAGTATTTTGATAGATTAATAGGTATATTGGGTGGTAATATAGAAAAGTTAAAAAGATATTTTAATGTAGATATGTATTCATTATTAATAAATATGGGAAGGATATATGATAATCCATTAGAGAAATTAAAGATAAGATTAGGGAAGAGGAGAAAGGTAGAGAAGATAGATAGTAATGATATATATTTAATATTTTCAAAAAGTTATCCAGAGGCAAGATTAAATCAATACAAACCGGAAGATAGAATAGGTATAATGTATTATGTTGTAAAGAATAAGTTATAGATTACAATACATAAAAATAAATAAAGTAATAAAAAATTGATTTATAAAAGAGACAATATAATAAATTATAAAAAATATAATTTATTATTAATTATGGTTGAGGATCAGAATAATATATCGGTGAAGATAATTAAACAGTGTATTGATTCGGATATTAAAGAAGTAGATGAGATATTAAAAAACGATAACGATGATCAGACTATAAAAAAAATCAATTTAGAGACAGTATATAATAAAAAAGAGGAGATAAAGTTATTATCATCAGTGAGTGATAAGGATGTAAGTTCAAGAAAAAAGATTAATATATATTTTACAGAACTAGATGACGAAGAGATAGATGTAGATGATGAAGATGATGATGACGAGTATGATTTTTCATATGAGAAAGAGGTAGATAATTATTGTTTAACATTTACATATGGTAATATAGTTTATTATTTAGTAGAGAAGGAGATATATTTTAGGAAATTGAATAGATTTTTAGATATGTATCCGGAGTATATAGATATAATATTAAAGGATAAGGATACATTTTCGGATTATGATATAGATGAGAGTATTCCGACGCGGGTAATATTAACATTTGATTTTAAAATAAATATAGATAAATCGAAGAGATTCATAGAGGAATCGTTTAAAGTAATATTGTATAGAGATGATGTAAAGACATCAAAAATGTATATGAATAAGATGATTCAGAAGAATAATGGTAATATAGTATATCATTTCAATGAATGTTTAAATAAGAATTTGAATAAGAATATGAATGAAATAATGGATTCATATATGGAAAAAATATTTAATAAGGGGATAGAGAGATGGATAATAAAGAATAAACAGAAGGTATTAGAAATATTAGATTTAAATACGTATCCGTCACCTATAATTTTAACGGATGATCTTAATAAATAAAAAATTGAAAAATAAATAAGATATAAATTTATATAAAAATATTATAAATAAAAAAAATGGATTATGAATCAAAGTTAAAGAGATTAGATCGTTTAAATGGAATATTAATAAGGACAGATAAGAATTCAGTTGTTTATCCACAATTATTAGAAGATATAATACATTTAAGAGAAGAATTACTATTAAATGAGAAAGAATTTAATGATAAGAGGGATAAAGAAGAAAACAGAGATAAAGAAGAAGATATTATGAGTCCAATATTAGAAAAAGAACAGTTTATGGATAAGTATGATACAACAGAACGATTAGAGACGAATATGGATTCGTATGAGGATATGTTAGATCAGAATGATTATTCATATAAAGAAAGAGACGATGAAGAATATTTAGGTAATGTTCATAATTTTGAAGAGATGAATAGGAATATGGATATGGATAATGAAGAATATCAACAAGATTTTATATTATCAAATTTACCAACAGAGTATTTGGAGAAGGT